TTTAGCGTTGATGCTACAGTAATCGCTGACGAAGAAATTGTTTGGATTTTAAAATCAACTCCAAACATTATTCAATGTCCGATTATTGTTAGCACCAAAGCATGGGAAAAGATGAAAGAATTGCGGATTGATGATCAGTTTACAATTCTTCATGTTTTCAAACCAAAGGAATGGTATAACGCAGCCCACTATGCTGCGGACTTTCTTTTAGAATTTAGTGCATGTGATGGCATAAATATATGGGGATGTGATTCTATATTTCAAGATAACATAGCATCAACCACTGATCAGTTTGTCAAAAAAGAAAACACTGCCGATATGAAGTTTATTAGAAATTGGCGCAGAATCTGGGATGACATCTTTGATCAAAATCCGAATGTTAATTTTAATGCAATGAGGGTGGATTAATGAAAACTTTATTTACAATTTTAGTAATGGCTCTAGCAACAACTGTTTTTGCAGCAGAAAAGAAACCAGAAGCACCAAAGAAAGTTGAAAAGTGCGTTCCTAGCAAAGAAGTAGTTTGCGATAAAAATCTTCAAGGAAAAACTCGTCCAAAGCCAAAGAAGCAGATAGAAACTACTAAATAGTATACACAGTGGGTTGATGGATCCCAATAAAACCATCTTTTTTAACACACACACAAAGGAGAAAATTATGGCAAACCTTACGCCATTTGAAATCCGTCTTGAACTTCTCAAGATGGCAAAAGACATGCTTTCCGAGGAATACTATGGTAAGCGTGAAGTAATTAGCAACGACTGGCAAACTAAAGTCGAATCTGCTAAAATCAATGGTGGCACGATTCCTGATCATCCAGGATTCCCTGCTTACCCAGTAGAAAGCGACATCATTGCAAAGGCGCAAGTCTTGAATGGTTTCGTTTCAAACATCCCCCAAGATACAAAGACTACTAGCAAGAAGTCAACCTGATACGGGATTGAAAGAGAGCATCCGCTCTCTTTCTTAACTAATTAAGGAGATACTATGCGAGTGTATTTATACATACTCATACTCATATCAACAATTGTTGCAATTACATTTGCTGCAACTGCATATCCACAAAATTTTAAATTATTTGACATCCGATACTCTGAACTAACAAAAGAAGCGAAACAACAAGTAGCATGTTTAGCTGAGAACATCTATTATGAAGCTGGTTATGAACCAGAAGATGGAAAACTAGCTGTTGCTCTAGTCACATTGAATAGGACACAAAGTCCAAAATTCCCAAACAATATTTGTGGTGTTGTAAAACAGAAAACCAACTCCACTTGCCAGTTTACATGGTTCTGTGAACCAATGAGGTTAAATAAGAATAACATCGCTTATGAAAAAGCCATGGAAGTTGCTTTGTTTGCTTATGCAAACTATGAAGTTATAGATGATATAACAAAGGGTGCTCTATATTATCATGCTGACTACGTTAACCCAAGATGGAAACTTCAACGAACAACCATAATCGGTCGACATATTTTTTATAAAGAAGGTGGTATACACAATGATGGAAAAACTAAACCTGTCTCTAAAAGAGGACAGTTCGAGGCACTCGTTCTTTCTCTTGATGGAGGAAGTAACTCTTAATACTTGTAAGCAAGCAGTTGAGTGGATTCTTGAAGCAAATTTTGCTGAAGAAACTCCAGAGATGCTTAATTTAATTATTACTAGTCCAGGTGGCGATCTTAATGCTGCGTTTGCATTAGTTGATGTAATGCGTGGCTCTTCAATACCAATACGAACAGTTGGTCTTGGACAGGTTGCTTCTGCTGGTCTGATGATTTTTATTGCAGGTACAAATGGTCAGCGAATTCTTACACCGAATACTTCTATTCTATCACACCAATATTCATGGGGTGCGTTTGGTAAAGAGCATGAACTGTTTGCGCAGATTAAAGAATTTGATCTAACTACAAAACGTATGGTATCTCACTATAAGAAATGTACTGGTCTTAAAGAAGAACAGATTCGTGAATATCTACTTCCTCCACAAGACATCTGGCTCAGTTCTGCTGAAGCCAAAAAATTAGGATTATGCGATGACGTTAAAGATCTTAAGTAATTACGTAAAGTATTCTGGCATTTGGATTAGTATTACACTAAATCCATTTCACTGGCGTCTCGCCTTTGAGTTTATGCAACCCGATGAACTCAATCCAAATATGCGAGGCATTTTTATATCACTCTTACCAATTTCATTGAGAGTGGTTGTCGACGATGGTTCATGGTAGGAGAAAATATGAACAATAAAGAAAGTTTAGCATTTATCATTGGAGTTGTTTTAATTGCAGTTACGGCTATTGGTTGTGCAACTTATTACAATTACCACAAGACTAACTCAATGCAGTCTAACATTGAGTCAGCTATTGTTAAAGGGATTGATCCTCTTGCAGTTCGTTGTGCTTATGAACATGGTGATAATGTTTGCATTGCATATGCAATCGCCCATGGCAAGATGGAATCTCAGACTACAGTCAAAAAATAGTCCTACAAAAGTGAGGGGATTAGCAGAAATCCCTTTACTTTAATTCAGACTTCAGGTATAATTATATTATAGTGACTGAATAGGATTTGTTATGCAGATGATACATACTGGACCAGCCAAATCAAAGAAACCCAAGCCTAACGCTAAACAGCGAGAGTTGCAGAGCGAGTGGGAACGAATGCTCAAGAAGTATGCCACAAAGAAGGTTGTTCAAAAAGAGCAATCACTCAGTGATGTGTACTCACTTGGAAAATCTGCTCGTCGTGAGACGCCTAGGATTCCAAGTCTTCCCTTTACTGGTGGACCATGTGCATTGAAGCCACCTCCAGTCTACACAGGTTCTTTGATCAAAGGTATTGGTACTATGCATAAGTCAAATGCAGTGCCGATCTTTTCTGATCAAGAAGCCATTGACATTGCAACAATGAGGAGATGATATGAGTGAATTCTGTGTTAAGTGTGCTGAGAAAGAAGCTGAGATAGAACTTCTGCGTAAGAAGTACCATCAGGAAGCTGTATGTATGAAAAATAAAATTACCCACCTGACTAGAGAAAATGAAGCACTCATCCTTGATGTTGCATTTTATGGCGGTAATATGATAAACTTGTCTTGCAATGATAAATAAGGTATAATTACATTATGAATACAAACTACACAAAAATCGTTTCGTTCGCAACTGATCGTAACACCCAAGGTATCCATGACACACACCACGAACTTCTTGTGGAGCGCATGCGTCTGGATAAATTCTTCAGCATGTATCTTGATAAATTTGAGCGCAAGATGGATCCTGAGAAAACCAACACACCTATCTGGCATCTCTATAAAAAGAAAATGCGTGAGTATGGTGAACTTCAACAAGCAATCAAAGCAGCAGAATACTACCTGAAGAAATCATATGTTTAAGAACTCAAATGAATTTTCTTTGCTTATCGAACAGATCGTTAAGGAAAAACGCATCAATCACATGGATGCAGTTCTGGAGTATTGTAAGCAGAACTACCTTGAACCAGAAGATGTAAAGTCTCTCATCAACAAATCCCTCAAGGAAAAGATCGAGATGAACTTTCGTGAGATGAATTATTTACCTAAACAAGCACAGCTAGATGTATAATGGACGGATTTAAAGCATTTAAGTATTACATTTCTATCAAGTTACATTTCTCAAAAGATTCTTTCGATGTGTTTAAAAACAGGGGTGCTGTACAAGGAACTCGTGAAGCATTCCACGCACGCAACGATAGATATATGTTTGAGAAGTTAGCTCGTAAGTTTCCTGTTGACAAAGACCTTATTCAATTTTTCGTTGCAAATTTCGCATACGGTAATGAGAATATTGTTTATGCCTCAGAAGAAGCTGAGACTTACCTGATGGCTTGGCAAAAACGTAAACAATCCATGACGAAAATCTTTGCAGATGACTGCAATAAAATTTTAATGGATGCTTACAAACGCAAGATTAAACAAGAATCGATTTTAAATTTTACTTTAAATCAATATCCAAGTATACTTAACTTATACCTTGGAAAACAAATTGGGATTGAAACCCTTAGGATTATAGATGACTTCGAGAATTTACTTGGTGCGTGGAAACAACACAGTTCTATGTTATTACTGTGGGAAAACGAGATACGCAAAGTTGAGAAAGTTAGAGGATTTGTTAAGTACGATCAAGAAAAAGTCTTAACAGTTTTTAATCAATTTAAAGAAGAGATAGCAGAGTTGTAATATGGGTAAGACCTATCATAAAAATTCAAAGAAATTTGAAGAAGATTTTTCTGGTCAGCGTTCTGGAAAATCCACTGGTAAAAAAAGTGGCGGTATGAAAACGCTAAATAGTTATGTTGATGAAGACTATGATGATCCATTTGTCGATGAGGTAGATGGAATAACTGATCAGATCTTTATTCAACATATAAAACAAGACGATACTAATTAATACTTTAATACGAAGGAAATACAATGGATATTCAAACACTCCGCAAAATGCGCAATTCTGACTTTGGTGCAATCTCAAATGCATTCGAAAAAGTCGCAAATCCCCAAACTGAAACCAAGTCATACGCTGACGATCGCTTCTGGAAACTTGAAGGCGACAAAGCAGGTAATGGCACAGCCACACTCCGCTTCCTACCACGTGTAGAAGGTGATGAGTTGCCTTGGGTACGTTTGTTTTCTCATGGCTTCCAAGGACCAACTGGTAAGTGGTACATTGAGAACTCCCTAACAACTCTTGGTGAAAACGATCCTGTCGGTGAGTTGAATACCCAACTTTGGAACTCTGGTTCTGAAGCAAACAAAGAGATTGCTCGTAAACAAAAACGTCGCCTATCTTTCATTGCCAATGTCTTGGTCGTATCTGATCCAAAGCATCCTGAGAATGAAGGTAAAGTTGTTCTGTTCAAATTCGGTAAAAAGATTTTTGATAAGATCATGGACAAGGCACGTCCAACTTATGATGATGAAAAACCTGTAAATGTTTTTGATCTTTGGGAAGGTGCAAACTTCAAACTGCGCATGCGTAAGAAAGATGGTTACACCAACTATGATGAGTCTTCATTCCAGGATCCCGCACCTGTTTCTGAAGATGAAGACAAGTTGTTGGCTGTTGTAAATGCACAACACAAGTTGTCCGAGTTTACTGATCGCAAGAACTTTAAATCTTATGATGAACTAAAGAAGAAACTTGAAGAAGTTCTTTCTGGTGATGCGTTCTCTTCAAAGTCTGCTGCTGAGATTGCTGAAGAAGAAGATCGTCCAGTGGCTGCTGCTCCACAGATTAAATCTGCGCCAGCACCTAAGTCAAAGGAAGTCTCCCTTGAAGATGACGATGAAGATGTAATGTCTTACTTTAAGAAAATCGCTCACGAAAATTGATCGATCGTTAGCCAAAGAAAAGCCACCCTTGCGGTGGCTTTTTCACATTTAGTACGCACCAAGTCTGCTTGCGTAGTATTTGTTTAGTGTTCCTTCTTCATTTCTGAATGGAGACTTAGCATGAGATGATGTTTGGCTATTGTTATTAACTGTTGTTGGAG